CTGCCGCCGAAACGTATGCCGGCTTTCTTTAAGGCACTTATGCAGCTTGTCCCGGTTAGTCAGACGGCCCGCTGTCTTGCATTCGCGATCCTTACTTCAGCGCGCAACACAACAGCGCGTGAAGCAACATGGGGGGAAATCCAGCAGGATGATGATGGGAGGTGGCTGCACGTTATTCCTCGTGCCCGCATGAAGGTGAAGAGCGAAAAGATTCCCTTTGACCGCAAAACACCGCTTTGCCCAGAAGCCGTTCAGCTGCTGGAATCAGCCCCACGGGTAGGGAGGTCTCCAGATTCCTATATTTTCCCCAATGTGAACAAGGGGAGAAATTCTCCTTTTTCCCGTGATTCTGTCCGGGCGCTGATTAAGCGCATGCACGATAAACAGAAAAGAATTGACGGGATTGGCTGGGTAGACCCCGATCAGTTCCATGCGAAGACCGGCAAACCCCGTATAGTGACCCTCCACGGGCTCGCGCGGGCAACTTTCAATACTTGGGCCAAGGATGCCAAGGGATACTCCCACAAGCCGTTCTCGCGCGATCTGAGAGAAAGCTGCTTGGATCACCGCAACGAGTCCTACCAGTGCGCGTACGATCGGGAGCAGGCTCTGGGTGATATGCGTGAGGTCTACGATGCTTGGGGAAAATTCTGCATGTCATTGGTTCATGTCGGATAAACAGGCAGTGCTATAAGCTTTAGGAGGGTTTCGCCATGGGAAATTCTTTAAGTTCAGGGACGATCGAAATCAACAATTTTGAGGAGTTGTTGGAATTTGCTGAAGCCGGCGTTAAACCAGGCCAAAAACAGCTTAAGCTATCTCCAGAACTTGGAGTACTGGTTATCCACGTAGAAGGAGAAGGTTACGGGAATTTCATCCCTGGAGAACAATTACGGTCTCTGTGGCAAATCCAAGAAGATTTTTTCAGATTAGCGGCTTACGCTTTGCACGGAACGACCGATATTAGGACATTAACCCCAGATGAACGGCAACTTTTCGAAATAAAGCTAACAACTAAAGATGGCAGCTGGTTAGAAAATATTCCGACATCTGAATTTTGGAATGCAATTTTTGCTAATACGGTTGGGAAAATGGACGGTGGACAAATCGAAGTAACGATTGCTATATGTGTTTTTCTTGTTTCTGGGGTTTTAATCTACAAATCGAGAGATAAGAGGCTCGTAGCTATCGAACAGGAAAAAACAAAGCAAAGTGAGTTTAATGCTTTGTCTGCGACTATAGCCAAAGGGCAGGAATTGCTGGCCGGTGGGAAATCTAATCCATATATCGAGAGAACGGGACAAGCCATTGATGATGCCGCGATTGGAATTGCCAAGCGCAGCCGCGGGGCTAATTCAATTTCTGTTGCGGGTAGAAAGCTGAACAAAGAGGAAATCGAACAATTGAAGTCAAGGAGCAAAACAGAAAGAGAAGAACCGTCCAGTGTTAGCTCAGTCTTTAATATTTTGGCGGTGGATAAATCCACTGATGTTTGGGTGATAAAGGTTCAGGACGTAGATGGCTTGGCGGATCAACCTATGCTTGTACGGCTATCCCCCGAAGCGATAAATGATGAGAGCGATGAAGGGAGGTTGGCCCAGGAAATAATCAATGATGCCTTTTATAAGGGCAATAAAGTAAATCTTGAAATCCTTCTTAGGAAAAAACAGAATTTGTTGATCAATGCTTCCGAGTATATCCAGGAGGGAGAATAGCAACATTGCCTTCCCAGAATAGGGCAAAGGATTGCCACGGGGTTCTAACCCCGTGACTACTTCGTTAGAAGCGAGGGTTACCGATGACTGTCCCAGAACTTGTAGCATGATAGGTCTTTTACGGGATATCCCTGCCGCGCCAAGGCTGCTTCAACAACCGAGAGGTTCATGCTGGTAACCGCTTCCCAGAATCGAGGAGCTATCGGTGACTTAACAAGGCAGAGTAAGCGAAATACCATCTCAAGTTCAGGCCTAAATAAATATCTCCAGTAGTAGATGAAGCTTCTGATGCTTTCTGCGGTACCCTTTTCAAGAATCCGCTTTCATTGACTACGTTAACATCGGGTTTACCCGCCACTAAGTTTAACTTAGCCCTCTCAAACGGTGCCAAAGAAGCAATGGCCATTGATGGATTGGTTAAGTTCAGCGCATGCAGATATCAGCAGCAACAAACAGGGGAGAAACGGAATCGCCAAATACGCGAATAGAGGCGCCTTCAAAAATGAAGGTGGTAAGGGGATTAGACATGTATGTCTCCTATCAAGGGCTTGATCCTCGCACCACTTGCTACAGTGGCGAGCGAGGTCTGGCGGGGTAGCAAACCGGCGATAGGTCCCGGCCACTCCGAAGAGTGCCCACCAGCCTCACTCATAAAAAGGAGACCTGCGCGCATAAGAGAAGCCGCTAAGATTTTGGCGGCGGTTATGCGCCTATCTGAACCGGGTTGCTACACCCGCGTCCGGAATCCGGACAGGGGAAATATACCATATTGAAGATATTGCTGTTGAGCTTTACGGGGTTCCCCCAAACTCACGCTGAGACTCCCTACCGACGGATTTCACCCACTTCCTGATATCGTCTACCTTGAACCTCGTGCACTTTGGGCTGAGGCGCACGGGCTGAGGGAACGAGGGATCTTCCTTCACCTTTTTCCACACGGTGCTTTCCCCAATCGAGAGCATGGCCGCGGCTTCTTTCACATCCACCATCAGTAACCCCAGCGGGGGGATTGTTCTGCCACGCTTCCTCATTTCTCGCTCTCCTGTTCATCTATTGCTTTATCTATAGCGGCCAAAGCTTCCTCCCCATATCCGGACACAAAAAGCTTGATTGCTTTTGAGATTTCTTTGGCTCCAGGACCGCTGATCGCATTAGCGTTTTCACAAGCCATTCTGTATTCCTTATGGTAAAGATCGCGCGAGCCTATCGGGTAGTTATGCTCCAGGAGCCATATCAGATACCAGCGCGCCTTTTTCAGGTCATCAACTGCATTCCCCTTATATGGGGCGCGCATCAGGTACTTCACAACGTTCCCAGAACAGAAATCCCGATCAGCAACGATCTCGATGACTTCGTGTGGCAGCTGGTTGTAGTGCGCCGGGTGATTGATTTTTTCTTCAGGCATAGTGGATCTCCTTCCCCTTAAGCCCCAGCATCCCGTCCAGTTCGGCTTCAGCCTTATCGAAAGCCCAGAGGTTCCGGGACTCCTGGCTGTGGCAGGTGTTGACTTCATGTGGGTGATAGACCGAGGTGATAGCCTCAAAAAGCTGAAGCATCAGGTGCTTGCATCGCTTCAGCTGCGGGTAAAGTATCCTCTTGTGATCCAGCCAGCAGTTAAACGCCACCTGCAGGCACTTATTCGCCTCAGCGATCACCTCCCGGTATTCATCCCGCTCGATGAGAAGATTCCCAAGCACCCACGCCATGACGAGCTGATCCTTGGTTCTCCCAAAAAGCCTTTTCATGCAAGGATCCTCCCCTTTGCTCCAGTAGATCGCGTCCAGGGGGAAGAGGAAGTCCTGCGCGAAATCATTCAGCATGTCAGGCGTCCAGTCCTCACCACGGATCAGGAAACTGCAATGTTTCTCAGCGCTCGCCCAGGTGACTTTATGGTGGTGCTTCTTTCGAGGCTTCTTACTGGCGGGCATTTCCGCTCTCCTCAGAGGTGGCTTCCACCGCCTTCATGTCTTTGTTCTCAGAGGGGAAGAAGCCCTCCGCCTGATCAATCAGAGCCTTCAGCCGCTCGCACGTCTCTTTATCTTTCAGCACGTAGTCACCCTGCAGCGTGTTGAAAGCCCCAACACGGATCAGCAGTTTAGGGTTGCCATTCCCGATTTCAATTGAGAATTTCGCTTCACACATTTTGTTTTGTCCCATTATTTGGAGAAAGGATCCGCTCCGAGGCTGGAAGGGGGGCAGCGAGAGCATTTAAGAGAGAGAGTCTGCACCGTCTCACTCCAACGCCCCGGGGCGGAAAGGCTGAGAATTATTCCTGCTGCGGATTTGTCTCGGCGGCGGTTTCATCTGAGATAGGAGCCGGCTCAGAGAGTTCAGCGGCGGCGAGGGGGAGCTGCGGTTCTTCAGCTGCGGCGGTCTCCGCCTTTGCCTCTTCCCGTGCCTTGAGCTTGTCTTTCAGCGTCGGTTTCTTATCGGAGGCGATTTTCCCTGGCGTCTTGGGCTTGAACCAGTCCTCCGGCACGCTCATACCATCCTTAAGCGAGGAGTAAATCCCGCGGAGTCTCACGATCTGGGGACCGTTGATAGCCTCAGCCCGGCAGCCGAAGAATTCCTCAATCTGGTCCTGAGTAACCCCGAACCGCGTTTTGAACGTATCAATCATCTTTTTGATACCTTCTTTCGAGGCATATTCCTGAGAGGCAAGTGTCGCGCCGCACTGTTGGACAGCGGCCTCAACGACGTCTCCCGGGATGACTGCCAGAATGCAGGCGCGGAGCCGGCGGGCGCCCTGGTTGGCGACCATTTCATAGATGTCGCGCGGGTCTTCGAGCTTCTTCCCACCGCTTCTTGTATAACGGATGTGGGGTACAGTGAACGTTACCTCGCGGCGGACATTCGTCTCAACGTCCCAGGCGAAAGCCTGAACTTCGGACTGCTTGGAGTTTGAGGAGAGCTCGCGGATACCAAACTGCATATTGCCCCACTGCTGAGCGATAGCCTCGGCCAGACGGATCGAGGGGCCGGTAACGTTCTGCCCGCCGCGCGGATAGCTGTAGATCGCAGACTCAGCGAGACTGGGCCGTGTGCATGCGTTGATGATCCGGTCCATAGAGACCCGCTGATCACGCGGGTTCATGCGTGCGATCATGAGCGCGGCCTGAACTTCAGCGACCGACCGGGCCGCGTCAGAGGTCTGCAAAGCTCCGCCTTCTGACATCTGAGCGGGAGCTGCGCCAAAGGGATTGAGAACGACTTCGTTTGCCATTTTGTTTTCCTCGATTCGAATTAAGCGACGGACTCAGCGAAGGACGACTTGATCGTGAAGCGGCGCACGGGAGCGCCTTCTTTCAGGTACTGCTTGTAGAGCTCGGGCTCCGCAGCGCCGAAAGCCTTCGAGTCGAATGTGACCCGGGGCTTGCTCGACTTCCAAGTCGCCGCAGGGACTCCGTTGACGAGAAGTTTCTCGGAGCTTTCCATGTAGCCCTGGACCTCGGCCTTGAGCTCGTCAAGGTGAGCCTTCTTGTCCGCGATTTCCCTCTCCGTGACAACCATCTCATTCAATGCATCAGCGATCTGGTCGGACGCTTCTTTCTCTTTCCCGTCTGATGTCGGGAAGGCCGCGGCTATCTCAGACAGGGAAACGGGCGCAGGAGGAATGTGAGGCACTACGTGCTGGTTCCAGAATGCGGATTCTTCTTTGATAAGGAGATCGATGAGTTCCTGATCCCGCTCCACCGTATAGATGCGGAAATCTCCTCCTCCAATAAGCACTGCTACGTCGCAAGCCTGGGCTCCAGTCACAGCCATGTAGTGCTGCACCTGAGTCTGGTAGTACTCGGGGATTTCATCAGTTCCTTCCTCGCCCCAGTCCCTCGCGGTGCGGGCTGTCTTGCACTCGAGCAGACGTCCGCCGTCGCAGACGCCGTCAAGGTCAGCGATCATGAAGGGATGCTCTTCGCTCACGAACATGGCCTCGGGCTTGGCAACAGTTAGACCGGTAGCCTCCGCATATTTCTCGCGGATAACCGGCTCGAGCCTGCGGCCCCATTCCATTGCCGGAGTGTCTTCTTGTTCGGATGTGTCTTCTCGTGTCTTATCGTTGTAGACATCGAGCGGGGTGCGCCATTTGCTTAAGCCAAGTATGGCTG